AATAAAGTTGTAGAGGAGTTGCTTAAGGGTAATTCTGCTACACAAATTGCCACCATTACTGGACTTACAAGAAAAGAAGTGGTGGAGTTAGTAGACGAGTGGAAGTCTATTGTCCATAATGACAACAATATAAGAGATAGAGCAAGAGAAGCAATCTCTGGAGCAGACCAACACTATGCGATGCTAATTAATGAGGCATGGAAAACTGTACAGCAAGCTGATATACAAGATGCTTTAAATGTAAAGGCTACCGCATTAAAGCTAATTGCGGATATAGAAACAAAAAGAATTGCAATGCTTCAATCTGTAGGTGTTTTAGAAAATAATGAAATTGCTGCACAAATAGCAGAAAATGAAAAAAAACAAGAGGTCTTGGTCGGAATATTAAAAGATGTAACGGCCCAATGCTCTCATTGTAAACTAGAGGTTGCAAAAAGACTTTCCCAGATAACGGGTGTAGTTGAGCCAATAGTAATACATGAAGATAACGGGGTGGCATAATGTTAAAAACAGATAACGCAGAAAAAATTCATGAAAATATTTATGTTTATCATAATTTTGTTACAGAAGAAGAGTGCAATAGTATTTTAGATATTGTTTCTAATCTTAGCGAAGATGCTTGGATTGGAGATGAAAGATCTGGGCACAAAAGAACTATCTCTATAGACATAATAGCTAAAATCAGGGAAAGAGTTCAATCTTTGCTTGAAGAGGGATATTACGTAGGAACAAATGTAAACCCAATAAGAATGCTTAAGGGCTCAACTTGGGGAGTGCATACAGACGAGCATGATTTTCTTGATGTAAAAGAAGCTGCATATTTATATAAAGAAGGTGAGCCTTTTAAGCTTGAGCAATTAAATGTAGCAGGAATGATACTTTATTTTAATAATTTTGAAGGAGGATCACTTTTTTATCCAGAAAAGGGTATAGAGTATCATCCAGTAAAAGGTGATCTTGTAATACATGGGGCGGGACAAGATTGTTTGCATGGAGTAAATGAGCTGCTTAGTGAAGTTAGATATACACATTCTAATCATATATATAAAATGGTAAAGGTTCCAGAATCTTTTGTAAAAACTAACCTGCATGGAGCCGAATTTGGAATTTAATTTTAATGACATAATAGATATACTAGACGGTGAAGAATTTGATGAACGTCCAGTAGATCTACGTACATTTGTAACAAGCCCAGACTATTTAGGGCTTCCCCCTTTATCTGATTATCAATATACTCTTATTGAAAAGTCTTCTCAGATATATAAAGAATCAACCTTGGTTAAACTGTTTGGAGAAGAAGAAGGAAAGCGCATGTTTAAACAAACATGCAATGAAGTAATTGCTCAACTCGGAAAGGGTTCTGGAAAAGACTATACGGCTACCATTTCAGTATCGTATATGGTTTATCTTCTGTTATGCTTAAAAGACCCAGCAACATATTATGGTAAGCCACCAGGCGATACAATTGATATTCTAAATATTGCTATTAACGCACAACAAGCAAACAACGTTTTCTTTAAAGGATTTAAAACTCGTGTTGACAGATGCCCTTGGTTTGCAGGTAAATATGAAGCAAAAGCATCAGAAATTAAATTTGATAAGAGCATAACAGTACACTCAGGTCACTCTCAAAGAGAAGCTTGGGAAGGATATAACGTTATTGCTGTAATCCTTGATGAGATTTCAGGATTTGCAATAGAGAACACAACAGGACACGATCAAGCAAAAACAGCTGACGCTATATATGATATGTATCGTGCATCAGTAATTTCCCGTTTTCCAGACTATGGCAAGGTTATATTGCTTTCCTTCCCTCGTTTTAAAAATGATCCTATTCAAAAATTTTATGACTCAGTTATAGCAGATAAAGAAACAATTATTAGATCTGCTACATTAAAAATGGACGAGGATCTGCCAGAGGGTACACCAGGAAACGAGGTAGTTGTTGAGTGGGAAGAGGACCACATTGTTTCATATGCTATACCAAAAGTATACGCAATTAAAAGACCATCCTGGGAAGTTAATCCAACTAAAAAGATTGAAGATTATAAAGTAGAGTTTTATAAAAATATGCCAGACGCTCTGGGAAGATTTGCATGTATGCCTCCAGAGATGATAGATGCATTTTTTAAATCTCGTGAAAAAATAGAAAAAGCGTTTAGCAATACTGCTCTTGCAGTAGATTCTTTTGGAAGACTGGAGAATTGGTTTGCGCCAGATCCAGACAAAGAATATTTTATACACGTTGACTTGGCGCAAAAACATGACCACTGTGCTGTCTCTATGTCACATGTTCAAAAGTGGGTTAACGTAAAGGTAACAGACAGCTACTCTCAGCCTGCCCCAATAGTTGAAGTTGATGCCGTAAGATACTGGACGCCAACACCAGACAAGTCTGTAGACTTTACAGAAGTAAAAGACTACATCTTGGCTTTGAGAACTGCTGGCTTTAAAATAAGACTATGTACTTTTGATAGATGGAATTCTCATGACATGATGCAGCAATTAAAACAATATGGAATTAATACTGAGATATTGTCTGTAGCAAAAAAACATTATGACGATATGGCAATGGTTGTGCTTGAAGAAAGATTAAAAGGTCCATATATACCTTTACTTATAGATGAATTGTTACAATTAAAAATAATGAAAGATAAAGTTGATCACCCACGCAAAGGATCAAAAGACTTGGCTGACGCAGTTTGCGGGTCAATATTTAATGCAATTAGTATGACAAGGCCAAATGTAAATCAAGAAATAGACATACATACATATGAGTCTATGTCTTATGATGATGATTTTGGCAAAAAGGCAGACGCAGAGGTTCATCACTATAATATGATTCGTGCCCCCAAAATGCCAGAACATTTAAAAGAAGCTATGGATAGGATGCAAATAATATGAGTGAATATCAAGAACAAGCAAAGTTATGTAAATGTTGCACAAAACATGTTCCACTCCCAACAGTTATGAAAGAGTATAACGGAGAGACTGTATGTCCAACAACTTATTATAATATAGTTGAATATAAAAGAATATGGAAGTCTTACGGCAAGAGGCCGATGGGAAGTATAAGAAAACATTTTTCTGAATACGTTCAGCAGGCTGTTGAAAAAACTATTGACAATATTTAATGTCATATATTATAATTACTAACTAGGCGCCAATAGCTTAGTTGGTTAAAGCCCCGAACTCATAATTCGGTAATCATAGGTTCAAGTCCTATTTGGCGCACAGGAGGGGAAAATGGACGAAGAGTTATTAAATATGTATGTTGAAATGGGTGTAATCAAAATGTCTGGTATAGACGATAACGGAGAGTTTATTTTCACAATTGATCCAATTGCACAAGAGCTTGCCCCAGAGTTATGGGAAGCTCATACAAGTTTTGTGGATGCAACGCTTATAGATTTATTTGAAAAAGGTTTACTAAATGTAGAATACGATGAAAACTTAGAAGCACATATGGAATTAAGTGATGAGGGAAAAAGAGTTGCAAGAGAATTAGGATTGATAGAATTAGACGAATAAGATATAATAATTTGCCCTTGTAGCTCAGCGGATAGAGCGAGGCTCTTCTAAGGCCTGCGTCAGAGGTTCGATTCCTTTCAGGGGCGCATGCGGTAGAACCGTCACTGTATGTCCTAGGACACGATCAAACGGCTATGTAGGAACAACACGCAGACTGGCTGCGCCGCTAACCAGTATTGGACCATAGCTCAGTTGGCAGAGCGTAGAGCTGTTAACTCTAATGTCCCAGGTTCGAGCCCTGGTGGTCCAGCTCAAAATATAGATCTGAACAATCTATGTGGAGATAGGTTATACCGAAACCGACTCTGTAGGCGCATCATACGAAGGGGTTCAGCCCGAAGGAGATTGCTCTGCCAACCTACTAGGTATAACAGCCATTGGCTTAAGGACAGCGAATAGAACTGTGATAGCACGAATGGCATTTGCCCTGTTAGCTCAGTGGTAGAGCAGCCGCCTTGTAAGCGGCAGGTCAACAGTTCAAATCTGTTATGGGGCTCCATGGTCCATTAGCTCAGTTGGTTAGAGCGCTTCCCTGTCACGGAAGAGGTCGACGGTTCAAGTCCGTTATGGATCGCTAAGCTATTGACAATGCTATTTAAAAATAGTAAACTGATACAAAGGAGAAATATGAAAACAATTGGAGATAAAATTGACGGTTTTGCAATCGTCGGAGTAAAGCCAGGGAGACTAGATGCGTCTGATGATGTTTTTGAAACGCTAACAGAAAATTCCTTTCCTGGAAAGTGGAAAGTAATTGTTTACTATCCAAAAGATTTTACATTTGTATGCCCAACTGAAATTGTTGCATATGATAAGCTTGCAAAAGATTTTGAAGAC